ATCCAGGAAGCAGAATTCTCATGCACTCTTCAATCAAGGCGGTGACGATTTGAGGAGTTGCGGTATCCATCGTTGGCTTGGGCTTGCCACCTGAATACGACGCCCAGAATTCCCCGAGTTGCGTCTTCTGTTCTGCATTGAGGTCTCTACTCAGGCCGGTGAACTGCTCCCAGAGTGCGCGCACGGTTGGGTCGATGGCAGCCATGGCCGCAGCATGCTCTTGCTCTTCTTCGAGCATCAGGGCTTCCTCGGAACGAGAGAGGTACAGGCTGACGCCAAATTGCTGGGCTGCTTTCTTGAGGGCGTCAGAAACCGCACCCTTGAACTCATCGCCAAGATCAACGATTTCCCCTTGCTTTGTCCGTTTGATTTTCTGCCCACCAAAGCCGTCCTTTTGCACTACTGGGGAGCCATAGACGGATGGATTCACGAATACGGTTAGGCGTACATGCGCAACAATGAACTCGGGGTCCAGAGCATCTCGCTCGCATTTAACGATCTCCGACGACCACCCCATGACCCCAAAAACTTTATTGAGCCTGACGATTACTTCACTGACTGGGATGTAAATGAGTTCTGTTCCGCTCTTGCGGAGGGTGCGCTCAAGTTCGCGAGGAAATGGCTCTGACAAATCCTGCAATAAGTGCGATGACGTACGCATGTACTCGGCACGATTGGCTACCTCACGCTCACGATTGTATTGGTCCCATTGCTTGCTTGAGGCGATGGAACCGAATCCATCCTCATCGCCAAGCAGTTCAACCTCGGGTTGATTGTCAGGCTCTTGCTTTTTTGCGGCCATTACAGTTTCCCTTCTTTGATCACGATGGTCATTTTGCCTTCTGATTTTTCGCAATACCGATCAACGGTCAAACCGATTTTCGATAACTCACTCACGCGCCAATATGACGGAGCGGCAAAGTCAAGCATGCGCACCATAAGATCCTTGGGTTCCAGCATCATTTCACCCGTATCCATATCTACAGAGGACTGAATCAAACGGTCTGCGACATCATTTGCCAATGATTTGTGGTCCCAGGACTTGCGATCGCCACCCTGCTTTCGTTCCGCCAATGCACCATTGGGTAGCGTGATTATCCTATTGCCGATTCGTTCAGCTAGTGCCTGCTCGGCCTCGGAAAAGGTCAGCGATATTTCGCGTTTCAGCTCCTGGAGCTGGGAGAAAATCATGCAAGCATCAGTATCTTCTATCTGCTCATCACTGATGCGAACAGCGATATTTGCGCCAATATCGGCAAGGGCCCGGCGAAGGGCTACCAGTTCTTCATGCATGTTTTCACCTTTGCTGGACCCGTAGGTCATTGACATCAAACGATAATACCAACTCGTTTGCGTTGCGGCAAGCCAAGTCCGGTCAGGTGAGTGAATGCGCCAACTGCGGAGTCAATTTGGTCGTCATGTGGGCAGGATTCTGGAAACGATGAGATTTCATCAAGCCAATCGGTCAGCCATGGGCCACGTAATAGGTGGACGTTCCCGTTCGCAACAGCAGCGGCAAATGGGCGCGCTCGGGTTACTTTATCACCAGTTGACCTTACGCCTTTAAAGTCATACCCAGGCAGCACGTACCGGGCATACTGATCAACGAGCGCCTTCCCAGAAGAACCCGGCTCCTGCTCCATTCGGACGGGTACAGTATGTCCATCTTCGTACGCTGTCTGGGCGATTAGCTGTTCTACCTTGTCACCCTTCACTCGGGCCTTGCGAACATCCAATATGTAGGCTTTGCCCTGATCAAAGAGCATCAGGGTTCCAACCGTCCAGTCTGGGTCTGGGTTGCTATGCGATGGCTCGGTGGCCGCCAAGTCCCAGAATCTAACGGCGCGCGCAGAAGTCGAGATTTTAGGTATTTCATGCTGGTCAATTATGACCAGGTTGCTTCGGTCGAACATTGTTCCAAGAGCCGTAGCCCACCAGTCGCCCTCCTCTAGGCGCTTGCGCTCGATAGGATCAAGGGCCTGCAGGGCTGCGCGGTAAGAGTCAGCATCGATGCCAGGGTTATCGGTCAATTTTGATGGCACGAAAATTCTGCCCTGCTCCTTGCCCTCTACAATAAATCGTTGGCGAACCCAGTTCGGTGCCGGGTTGCAAGCGGAGCGCATTCTTAGTGGCACTTGAGATAGTGGGCCGCTCGCCGGGCGACGTAGACGGGAGAACATATAACGATAGTCGGATTCGCGAATTTCTGTAACTTCATCCATTCCAACGAACTGGAATTCCGCGCCCTTATAGCGTAAGTAGTCTTGTTGGTTATTTAGATAACCAAAGGAGATGCGCGCACCCGATGGAAACATTGCAGTGTAGTTATTTGCGTTCCAACGAACATCCTCATGGGGTGCAACCCAGTTAATGAAGCGATCCATGATGGCGCCAGGCAGAGCAAGGTCTGCATAGGTACGACGGAATATAATTGCCGAATAATTCGGCACATCAACATACTGCAATGCAGCCATTAATAATGCTGACGAATTATGCGTCGGGATGAAGTTATCGGAAACGAGATAGAGGCTGTCAGGCGAAGAAACACGAATGCATTTCATCGGCAGCGGGCCGATCCGTTCTGCCGACACGATGTATCGGAATTGGGTAGTGCGTCGCGAAGCAATCTTTTGCGAGGAAAGCTTGCGCTCTAGGCGGAATACTGGGCGATTAGCAACAAACTTAACAGTCCACTTGGGCCCGTAGTCCTTGCCATTTAGTTTGGCCCGGCCCTCGCGAATCGTTGCCTTCATCCCGAGCGAACGCACAATGAACGCTAGGCCATCAACGATCGCCTTGTTAGTATTACAGAACTCGGCAGATCCGGAATTCTTGGCAACGGTTCCATCGGTGTCCATGAGGCCCTGAAGGAGCGCAACGCGCTGGTCTTCTGACGACCATAGGTAATCATGAGGGATGTGCTTGTTATTGAGGACGCCAAGTTTTTTGAGGTCTTGGCGGAGCCTGTCAAAATTAAACATAGATGCTTTATTTGACGGTTTTGTGTGAATAGATTTGATTGTATATCCGTATTGTTCAATAGAGTCAATAATTGAATCATCCATACTGGTTATTACGCCAGAATCACTAGATCCGTCACCAAGCCATGCCCCGAGAACATATGGATCAACTAGCAGATCCTTGGGCATTAATTTAATAGGCGCGGAAACAGGAATTGCATGGTTTCTGCGACCACGTGGCGTCAATAACGTAGCGACAATTTCCGCAGTTGTTCGTACCGTCCCCGTTGGTGCTTCAAGCGTTTCAGCACGGTAGATTGAATTTCTCTCAGCGACGGCAAGTGATTTATATTCGCCCTGCGACCCCTTGGCCCGTGAGGGTCGTTTTGCTCGGCGTCGAGCACGATACTCGTCTGTTCGTCTCGTGAGAGCAGCCAGTTCGCTTGCGCTATATGTCAACCAAAGATGGTCGTCGTGTGCATCCACGGTGGATCCGTCATCAAAAGTTAACTTATAACCGTTAACGACCTCGATGTCAGACTCGGCAAGAACTAGATGCGGTTTGCCGTCACGACCAAAAATGAAATCACCAGGCTTAATATCGCCCATCTTGACAAAACCCCGAGGCGTCGGTATGTCCGAATAAAGTGAGAGCATTTTCCCGCCGCCAGCACTCCCCCCAAATAGCGCTTCTAGGCTATATGTACGAAGAAATGCCTTCTGGGTGAGCGATGGCTCCTCTGGGCAGAATGGCGGCATTTTAGGCTGCAAGAAATCAAGAACTTCATTCCAGTTAGTCATAGTTCGCCTTTAGTCGCCGTTCGTGTATTAGATTAGCCGCAGCCGAGAACAATAAAATTCAGAAGCTGGAGACATGCGTCGATTATTCAAAAGGCTGGCTGGCATCAAGAGACTGGCCGCACGCCCTGCTATTGCCAACATTTTTATGCTATTGTTTATCGTATTGACGAGCATAGGAATGTTTATCATCTATACGCCTTTGGGCTTTGTGACGGCAGGAGTAGCTTGTGGAATCTTCGGTTTTCTGCTAGGTCTTGAATAATCATGGCATGGAATAGGGTAGACAACAAGCAGCTAAATAATTCTTCGTTCAAAGCTGCAATCGGTCCTGGGGCTCCCGTATCGGTTAATCCATCGTATGCAGGCAAGGCGTATCGTGATCCATGGGACATCGAGCGTGCCTACCGAGAGGGCATGCAGAAGGTCACATGGGTGTCTCGATGCATTGATGCGATTGCGGGCAATCAGGCGCGCCTACCGATGATCCTCCGCAAAGACAATTCACCTGATGGTGAGATCGTGCGAGGCCGAGCAGCAAAAACTTCAAAAATACTTGATTTACTGAATACTAAAAGCAATATTGGCGAAAACTCATACATTTTCCGCTATCGCCTATCGTCCCAACTGCTCATGAGCACTCGCGGCGCGTTTATCGAAAAATTAAAGGGCCGTGATGGCTCGATTATTGGCCTAAACCTGCTTCCTCCCCAGTCCACGGCACCCATCCCCGATCCACGTAACTTCGTTGCCGGGTATGAAGTCCTAATGCCCACTGGGGATAAAATCATCATGAAGCCAGATGACGTGATCTGGGTTCGCAGACCGCACCCCATTGATCCATACCTTTCCCTGACTCCAATGGAGTCGGCCGGTATTGCCATCGAGATCGAGAACCTCGCCAAGCTCTACAACCGGAACTATCTGCTCAATGACGGTCGCCCAGGTGGATTGCTTGTTCTCAGGGGCGAAATTGACGACGACGACAAGGCTGAACTCCAGAATCGTTTCAGGGGAAATCTCGGTCGCGTTGGTTCAACATCTGTTATTTCTGCCGATGATGGCGTTGACTACGTTGATACCTCCTCTAGCCCCCGGGACGCGGCTTATATCCAGATGAGGCAGATCACCAAGGAAGAAATCCTGGCCTCCTTCGGTGTTCCCGAAACAGTCATCGGCAACGCCGCAGGGAGGACTTTCAGTAATGCCAGCGAGGAGGTTTCTGTCTTCTGGAATGAGACAATGTCGCCTCATCTTGAGATTATTGCCCGAGCCCTAGACGCCCTCGATGAGGAGTACTACATCGACTTTGATACCTCCGATGTGCCCGTTTTGATCCTGGCACAACAGGAGCGCTCTCGTTATCTGATGCAGGAAATGCAATCTGGATTGATTAGCCCCAATGAATACCGCGATGGCACTGGGCGGAAGAAGGTTGAAGCAGATCTGGCAGACAGTCTGCTGATGAACCCGAATCTAACGCCGATCGCAAATACCGAAAAGAAGATGGAGCAACCCGGACCGGGTGCTATGCCAGGAATGCCAGGCGCCCCAGGTGTTCCTGGAATGCCAGCAGTTCCCGGAATGCCAGGCATGCCGCCAGAAATGCAGGTTCCCGGAGCGCCACCGATGCCAACCGAAGGGGCAACCCCAGCGCTGGACCCAAATACCATGGCTGGGGCCTTGGCCGAGGAAGCCGGAATGATGCCAACTGGCGGCGGCCAATTTGGGCAAATGTCGCTAGCTAGCGGAGAGCTTCAGACAAAATCAGACACACTCGATGTCGAACTAGATGTCGCCCGCTGGTCACAGATTTTGGATCGAAGTCTTGAGCGAATCATTGAACGTCAACAGCGTGTCGTTCTTGAGAAAATGGATGGCGTTAAATCGCGTAAAGCACTGACTGACGGTGCGCTGGGAATTGACTCGCTAATGCCAGCCGACGTTTGGGATAAGCAGATGGATGAGGACATTCGTCCTGTTATCTCCGCAATTTTCAAAGATGCTCAATCCTCATATTCAGAAAAGACCGCCAACTACTCTGGGCCATCTGCGCTTGATGTGCAGGTGCAGATAGAGGCACAAATGGGTCGTGTCAAGACGTTGAACGAGGATGCGCGAAATTCCATTCAGGAGTTTATTTCAAACAGCCTGTCAATAAAGGACCCAGAAGCCCGACATGCCTATGTTCGCGCGTCTGTCATTTCTATGTTCAGCGAAATTCTGGCAATCAACAAGCCTTCCATAGCTCGTGAAGAGGCAACCCGATCCTGGAGCTTCTGCCGTCCCTAACGGCACACAGCAGAGTTTCAGTAAACACTCGGTATTCATTGCAAGACTTGCATGGAAAAGCAAATAAATAGACTACTATTTTTTTAGAGCAAGGAGGCAACATGCCGGGTAATAGCATGTCAGACGTATCATTCAAGGCATTCAACGGCCAGTTCAACATTGACCAGGCTGAAGGAATCGTGGAGTGTTTTGTGGCCGCGATCGGGAACAAAGACAGCGTTGGCGACGTAGTTGTTAGCGGTGCCTTTACTGAAAGTCTGAAGAGGCGTAAGCCGCGCGTGGTGTGGGGTCATAGCTGGAATGACCCAATTGGCAAAGTGCTCGAAATCTATGAAGTACCCTCAAACGACCCGCGTCTACCAGGGAAAATGAAGCAAGCTGGCGTTGGGGGGTTGTACGCGAAAGTGCAATTCAATCTGGCTACAGAAAAGGGCCGCGAAGCTTTTGCGAGTGTGGCTTTCTTCGGACAGGAGCAGGAGTGGTCGATTGGCTACAAGACCATCCAGGCATCTTTCGACCCCAACATGCAGGCAAACATCCTGAAAGAGGTTGAATTGTATGAGGTCAGCCCTGTACTTCATGGCGCAAACCAGCTCACATCGACGCTTTCAGTAAAGAGCGATGAGGCAGAGAAGGGCCACATGCCGATGGCAATGCGGATGCCCGGATTCGGACCTCAACAGGAACCCAAGTTGGTTGTTGTTCGCCTGGAAGACGAGGATGACGATGACGGCGAAGAACGTGACTTGTTCGCAGGAGGAGAGGCGGCGCCAATTTCTGACGAACAACGCAATGCCCTGGAAATGGAGCTGATGTCTCGTTCAAGTGAGCCAATCAAGATCATCAGCGCCACGGAAAATTCAGCAATCTTCGTTCGCAAGATCGGTGAATCGAAACTTGTCTACAGAATTGCGTACCACTTTGACCAGAACCAACGCGAATTCATGTTCGGCAAGCCCGAGCGATTGACTGGCGCAGCAGAAGCCCGGGTCAGCGGAACTACGGTAATCCCCTCGCAGATGCCAGGTATGCCGATGGCCGTAAAGCCCGGCATGTCGGTCCCCATGCAGCCAACACAGATGCTGATGCAGAAATTTGACTCCGAGAAGTCGCTGGATTTTGGTGATGGAAGCGACGACAAGCTGCAGACAATTATTGACATGCTGTCGCAACTGATCCCCGCTAACGAAAAATCGGAACCTGCAATTGATAAGCAACCAGATGAATTCTCTGTGTTCCTGAAAACCGAGCAAATTTACGAGGCAAAGCAACTGCTTGACCCAGTGCTCGACTACCACCGTCTCGAGTGGACCATCGATGATGAGGGAATTCATGTAACGACGCCAGTCGAAGGAGAGACCCTCGATGCCCTGCGGGCAGCTCGATCGAATATCTACTCACACTTCGGTCGGGGGTCCCTGGGAAAAGCCGTAGGGGCGTCTGAGAAATCAGGCGCCCCTGACCACCAGGAAGTAAAGGCGCTTGGCGGAAAACTTGGTTCGCGCATAGGCGGAGGACTCAGGTCCGCCGGGCCAGGCATGTCATTTGTCGATATAACCGGCACGGTAGATGCCGACGTTGACGGAGTCGTATTCGAGGGTAAGCCAGGACTTGAGCGTCCGATCATCCCCCGCTTCGTTGTGCCTAAAGATCTGGCTAGGAAGTTGTCAAAACTGACCGTTGGCGACGCAACGAGCATTGAGAAACAACGACGGGCAGGAAATACAAACATTCAGTTCGATGAAAATCGCCTACGCTCACTGATTCATGACCTAGGCGAAGATCCGTCAGTTCTAGCGCGAATGAGCGACGACGGCGGCCTGCCGGATGCCGCGAAAAAGCCAGCCATGCGATCAATGTCCTCTATGTCAGATGATGACCTGCAGCGCGAATGGGATGCCAACAAGCCATACCAACCACGACCTGGCGTAATAGGCATGAACCCCATGTTGGAAGACGACAAAGTTGCACGCCGTCGCGAAATTCTCAAGGAAATGCGCAAGCGAGGCATGGAGCCAGAAGGTGGCATACCTGCGAATATCGCCCTGGGTGAAGTATTTGAGCGCGCCAGGGGCGACTTTGATCGGTTGAAACCATCAGGAAAACCAGGTTACTCACGGGTAGATGGGACTGATGTACTAAGAGATCAAGCTGGCATGCGCTCGTTTGCTAAGCCAGATAGGAAGATTAGAAAAGCGCGGCAGGCAGTTGACAGGGCTGAGCAGTTCTACAAGCGTGAAAATGATTTCGTCGTCAATAACATTGCTGACGGATTTACGCATAGCACATATGATCAAGACAAGCCAATCAGGGAGTTCACCAAGAAAGATAGGTTTGGCTCCGATATTCCATTCAAGGAGTATGAAGGAACCATTAAGTCGGGACCGTTCAAGGGTTGGGATTACGAAGTTCGTGAGGAATGGACCGAAAATGAAGATAGCAGAGTATATGGAGTAAGAGGTTCCATAACGTCACCCAATGGTACTAAGTATTCAATTGGGAGTTCTGGCGACTGGTCTGGCAATAATAGAAAATGGGCTCCATTCGAACTATATGGAATTATTGAAAAACCATTTGGCCTACGCTCACGTTCAGGAGGTTTCCCACTGGGCGACAATCGTCCCCCGCTTGGCGGCAGGAAACAGCAAATAGAAATAGTCTTTGAGCGACCGTCTAGAGAAGATCAGAAGAAATACGACATTCAGCGCCAGATGGATGAGGTGCAGAAGGAAATAGATGCCTGGACCCGGGGAATGGGTTCCTATGAGCGTCGTGACGGAACGGTCGTAACAGTACGCAAACCAGATGAATACCGCGCCGAAAAAGCTAAGGAAAAATTAGCCAAACTGCAAAAGCGCCTAGAAGATACGCAGGCAGAAATTGATTATAGGGATAGGTCAAGGAAAGAGCGCGAAGAACAGGCCGTTCGTCCGTTAAATAAACAAGAGAATGAGCGTATGGAGGAGCTCCGCAAGAAGCTCATCGATCCACGCACTGGTAGGCCGCGTTCCAAGCAGGAGCGTATGCGCGAGTACGAGGACTACCTCAGGAATTATTGGAAGCGGCGCCTAGAAGATGAAAAGCGCGATATTAGCCTTCAATATAGTGACTTCAACGGTGGCGACTTCGAGCAATGGGATGAATCCTTTAAGCGTCAGCTCCGTGAATTGCGCGCATTAGAGAGGCGTGATCAAGAGTCAAAATTGCCTTCTGGTTCGCGTAGCAAGCCAGACGATCAGGATTCGAACAATCGACAGTCGAGGAGCATTCCAAGCTGGGTCATAGAGCCGCTCGTGGGTGGTGGTTCTGTTCGTCGGGGAACATCCGGCAACGCTCGCAGTGGGATGAGGTCTAGCTCTGACTGGGGCCATCTAACCAGAGTCAGGGATAACATTGACTGGTCCCGGCCTGAAAAAGAAAAAAACGGAGTCCTTGAGTGGAAGGGCTCAATGGACTCAACGCTGTTCGTAGCTCAAATTCCAACAACTGGTGAGTGGACGGCATGGGAAATTCCAGTAGAAATAGACGATGACTTGCCTGACCATATTGAGCTCGGCAGAGATTTTAATCTAGATGGCGCCATCGACCTCCTGCGGACCAGAGAGCGGGTGAATAAGAAGACAGCAATCTTCAATCAAAAGCTCAAAGCTAAATTCGACGAGCGCGATGCAGCACTTGAGAAAAATCAAGGAATGCGTTCGCGTTCATCGGATAGACGTGCTGTTGACGAATTTCTGAGGTCAGATCCAGGGATGGATTCGGTCGTCGAGGAGCGTCGTCGTATTGACTTTACGCGCCCGGATGATGAATTTGAAAATATTCGCGAGTGGCTGGGATCTTCTGGTGCTGTGCTGCAAATTGAAGACCAGGATGATGGTTCGTTTGTTGCTCGCGTAATGAGGGAAGGCGACTCGCCGGACGGTATTGAATTGGTCTCGGAGGATATTTTCTCCTCTGAGGGCGAGGCTAAGAGATACCTGAATCGCGAGTATTCGTCTCTCTCTAGACGCTCGGGGTCAATGGCACCCAGAACACCGCAGGCGGGCGATGAAGCCGTTGATACGATGAGTGCAGTAGGCGGTGGGATGCGCTCTCGTTCTGACTCCGGGAAAAGCAAGAAGCCATCACGCAAGCTGACACCTGAACAGGTTCGTATTTCCCAAGAGCAAAAGCTGCGCTCCAAGAAGGTTCCCGGCAAGCGCAAGGATGGGCCAACCAAGCAGGAATGGGGATTTCGGTCGCGCTCCCAAAGTGACTCTCCTCGTTTCATGACTGGTGAGGGATTTAATTCCGATATCCCCTCTGTCGCTGCCTACACCGCAGCCCGAAGGGCTGGTGGATCGCAACGCGGCGGTGGAATGAGGTCCAGGTCCGGGGACGTCAAGACGGGTCGGACAGAAATAGCTGGCGAAGCCACATTTTTCAAGCAGGTGCTTGACTCGCTACCCAAGGAGATAGCTGCAGCTAGGACTGCCGGAGATAACGCCACTGCCAAGTCTCTGGGTGAATTGGCTGAGATCATGCGTCGTCAAAAATCAGCAGAGGTCGGCCCCAAAAGGACCAATGCTGGAGCCGTCTACTTGACCCAGGCTGAGGTCGATTCAATTATTGATGCCCTAATGTTTGTATTGGATCGCCAAACTTCAACCGGTGGGTCAAGGGCACCAATCTTCTCTCAGTTGATTGACCTTTTGGCCTCTGCCGCCATGTCGACATTCATTGACAAGGCAACGCCAGAAATCCACGACCGTTTTGTCATGCGAGAAAATAGTCAGGGTCGCATGGTCAAAATACCCATTTCTCGATGAGGGCCGTGAATAGTTCCATCAAAATCGGCTAATTCGGGTATACTGTAACCGTATTTAGCAGACTGAAAAAACTGAAATCTTCCGCCTTTAGCTCGTAGCCGACCACTACGATACGAAAAGGAGGATTTTACATAATCCTACAAAATTCGGTACAAGGAGTTTTGGATAATGAGCTACGACGAAAAGGCTGTGGTCAAGATTGATGCCGACGGCGGTGTTCTGAAGTGCGCCAAAGGCTTAGCCAGTGGTGACTGCGGCTACTCGCCAAACGCCAAGGTGTGCGGCAAGTGTGGGGCAATGGCCGTTCAGGTCAAGATGGTCCCCGTCGATGAAGCCATGTCTGGCGATACATCCGATCTCGATAAGCGAATGATGCAGGGTTCTGGAGAATCATTCGAGGATGAACTTGCTGCGCTCGATGCGGAAATCATGCGTCGGGTCAATAAGCGTATGAAGAAGAAGAAGACCGCTGCTGCAATGGATGCCGAAACCGACGAGTATCTCGATGAGGAGGACGATTCCATGTCAATGCCATCCGCTGGAAAGAAAGGTTGGGGTTCAGCCAAGCGCTCCATGAAGTACAAGGAAACTGAAGATGGCATGGAAGAGGAAGAGGATCTCATGGAGGATGACTCCATGATCGACGATGACTCCGAAATGGAGACCGCCGAGGACGAAATGGAAGGCGAGGAAATGGAGATGGAAGACGAGGAAGAGCCAATGGTTCCAGCTGC